GCCAAGCAATTATTTCTCGAAAGAGCTCCTGCAGCCTTTGATAAATGCATCATTGATATTCATTTCAGGATCATCCTTTTCATCATCGCATTGATCCGCACTCTTTAGGTTGTTATCACGTGCGTATTGATAACCGTAATACTCTTCTGTGCCTTCCTTAAAGCCACCAAGCGTGTCAGGTCTCATTTGATACTGGAAAAAGATGAAGGCAGCTATGCCGATGACTGCGAGTATTGCGTTGACGATCCTAAATTGTTTTGAAATCATTTTTTATTCTTGGTTGGGTTATTATTTGTGCGATGATCATAAAGAATAAACAGGGATAAGTCTATGTGCGCAAACTTTGAAGCGATCAGAAAGAATCGTGCATTTCTGCTAGACCTTCCTGAGCCTGATCAGTTGGAGTTCCCTGAAGACATATTCCCGAACTATCCCTCGCCTTTGATCTTTTCTAATGACGGCAAGATCGAATGGAGATCCGTTAATTTTGGGATGATTCCTAAATGGGCCAAGGAAAAGAGTTTCGGCAAGTACACCTACAATGCTCGGACTGAAACGGTCGCTGAGAAACCAAGTTTTAGAGAGGCTTGGCATAAGTCACAATTTGGTTTAATTCCTGTCGAAACTATCTTTGAACCCAAATACATTGATGGTAAATCACACTGGTATGGAATTGCACGTGAGGATGGTATGCCCTTTACCGTGGCGGCCATATACGAGAGTGCCGTAATCGATGGAGAGCAAATCAGATCGATGAGCATGCTGACGATCAATGCAGACCAACACCCTTTCATGAAGCAGTTCCATAAGCCCAACGATGAAAAACGCTCGATCATTGTAATCCCTGATGAATACCGCGAGGAATGGTTGAGTTGCAGCTTTAAAGAGGCTCATGAGTTCTTCTTTGAAATGCAGGATGAGTACATCACCTTTCCTAAATCCCGCTTATCTGAAAATGGTGCTCAACCTAATTTAATTTGAAGGCCCGTTGATTATCCACAGCTTTTAAATTTGAATTTATTTTGACCGAAATCTACAATCTTGAAATCTGTTACAGAAATCAAGATGGCTATGAACGATATCAAAAACCATGGTGGTGTGAGGCCCGGTGCAGGGCGAAAACGCTCTGAGTTGACCACACTTATCCGTGTGCCAAACTCATCAGTTTTAGAAATCAAAGCATTTCTCAATAAGGCTAAAGCTGATCCTGAAATCGATCACATACGCCAAGTTGATCCAGTCACACATATGGCTATTCCATTGGCCACTGAGCGCGTGCAAGCGGGTTTCCCTTCCCCTGCCCAAGATCACGTCGATAAGACCTTAGATCTTAATGAGCACCTGATAAAGAATCCCGCCGCTACGTTCATCGTGCGTGTTAATTCACTGTCACTCATCAATATTGGTATCGATATTGGCGATGAGTTGATTGTCGATCGTAGCCTTGAGGCAAAGCACTGGGACATCGTGATTGCACTGGTCGACAATGAGTTCACCGTTAAGCGTCTTATGTGTGGAGATGCTGGTGTATGTTGGCTAAAAGCTGAAAACCCTGATTATGACGACATTCATTTCAGTGAAGGACAAGAGTTCATTATTTGGGGTGTTGTCACCCGCGTTCTTAAGAGCTTCAGATGAGAAGCGAAAACAAGATCTATGCCTTAATTGACGTAAACAATTGTTATGTCAGTTGTGAGCGCGTGTTCAATCCAAAGTTGAATAATAGACCAGTCATTGTGCTTTCAAACAATGACGGCTGTGCAGTTGCACGTTCACAGGAAGCTAAAGATCTTGGTATTAAAATGGGTGTGCCCCTATTCCAAATCAAAGACATTGTTGAGAAGCACAAGGTAGAAGTGCTTTCGAGCAACTATAAAGTCTATGCAGAAATGTCTAAACGCTTTCACAGCATCCTTGCCGAATATGTTGCACCAGGAGAGCATGAGATTTATTCGATCGATGAATGCTTTCTAGATCTCACTGCATATGAACATAAATTCGATTTAACTGAATACGCTCAAGATATGCGTGAGCGTATCGCTAAGTGGATCGGCTTACCTGTATCGGTTGGAATTGGCCGAAGTAAAACCGAGGCAAAGATGGCCAACCATATGGCCAAGAAAGCCAAACGCTTTTCTGGTGTCTGCAATTTGGTATCAATGGACCCAAAACATAAGGATTACTTTTTTAGTTTGATCGATGTCTCTGAGGTTTGGGGAGTCGGTCGACAGCACAGTAAGAAACTGCATGCTATGGGTGTGCATACCGTTCAGGATCTTACTCGAACTGAACCGCGCAATATGAAAAGACTCTTTTCTATTGTTATGGCCAAGACGGTAGCTGAGCTGCAAGGTATTTCTTGCATCGAAATTGAACATGCCCCACCCGCTAAAAAACAAATCATCTCATCAAGGTCGTTTGGCCAACGTGTAACAGATAAAGAATCTTTGTCTGAGGCAATGAGTGATTACCTGCAGTCAGCTGTTAAACGTCTACGTGAGGATAAAAGCTTATGTGGCTGCGTGATTGCTTTTGCTGAGTCCAATCCATTTGATAAGAATAAGCCGTTTTATAAGAAATCCATCAGTGTGGGCTTTGCCGAGCCAACAGACTCTGCTGCAGTCATGAATAAAGCAGTGATGAAGCAAATGAGTGAACTGTTTCAAGAAGGTGTTGAGTTTAAAAAATGCGGCGTGATTTTAACGTGTATCGAGAATAAAGCGGCATACATTCCTGACCTTCTCAGTGATATTGAATCCATCGAACGAAATGAAAAGCTACAGCTTGCAATGGAAGGAGTTAAGGAGAGGTTTGGAGATAAGAAGCTTGCGATAGGACCATGTAAATTGCCGAACCGTGGCTGGTCGATGAGTCGAGGAAGTTTGACGAGGGATTATTTTAGTTGGGATGGTATGTTGACTGTAAATAACTAAAAGAATATATATTAAACAACAAATAATGGTGAACTTTATGAAACTAGAAGAATCAGATGTAACCGAGGTAACTTTAGGCGCTTTAATAAACCTACTTAAACTTAGTGGTTACGACCTAAATTTAATCCTTGCTAATTACGAAAGAAAAATAGTTGATAACAAACTTACTGGTGCTAATCCACACTACAAAATGGCAAGTGTAGAGTTATTAAAGGAACTAATAGATGAAGCCAACAATAATTCCGTTTTGAATTAAGAAAAGCCCTCACTTAGAGGGCTGTTTCAATTCACACACTGCACACAAACAGTGACATGAACATTTGTCGAAATCGAATGAGCTGTGCAACCTGAAAGCAGGATGCACAGCAATAAAGTAAATAACTTCATTTCAAAAATAAAGCCTTTTCAACAGTCCGGCGATTCACAAGCCCTTGCATACGTTTACCGCCTGCATTCACCCATACATCAAACTGATCTGCAGCACCACGAATATCATTGGCATTCAGCTTTTTTACTAATGTTGATTTGCTAAAAGCACCTGTCCCAATGTTGTAGGCAAGTGATACCAGTGCATCAAACTGATTTTGATTAAGCGGCATCTTCACTGCATTATTTACAGCAGCTTCAAACTTCTTCAAATCATGCGCCATGTATGCCTTGGCCTGTGCTTCAGTGCAGGTATCACCTTTCTTGACTTTAATGCCGTTCGGATAAACTGTGGTACCGAAACCAATCGTCCACACTCCCACCCCATCGTCATAGGCAGTAAGCCGCTTTCCCTCAAAACCACAGATGAGATCCACACCAAAAAGACTAACAGCCATCTGGTCGATCGCAATACCCAACATATCAGCCACTGATACATCTGTAGCTGTAGCAATCACTTGATTGGCAGCATCTACCTGTTTTTGAGTAAGTGTTCCACCACTGATCTTTCTTAAAAAATCAAAAATATGTTTCATTTTTCACTTGCTCACTTAAACATTGCTTTAAAAGCTGATCGAATTTCAAAGATTAATTCACCAATGGTTTTACCACGTAACAGCTGAATCGCTTGATACCAGATGCCAATTAACAACATTCCGAAAATCGCAAAGATCAACATTACAAAGCCTTGCGTCATATGTGAATAGACATGCCAACCATAATATTCAATAAATGCTGAACCACCATACAGACTAATCGCCACACTAAACGTGAACTTCATAATCACCCCCATCGTGATTTTAATTCGTCCCTCGGTGTCGATATCCCCCGATAACGTCAGAGCAAAGATTGCCCCAACCACTGCAGCGATAATTTTAAAAAGCCATGGTAGGCCCTTGATACTTAATGGGTCATTCATAGACCACTCCTAATTTTTGGCAATAAAAAAAGCACCCTTTTGAGGTGCTATAAATTTAAAAAGCATGAATTCAATTATCATTCTTCAACTGAAATTACTCTGTCTTTTACCAGTGCATTTTTTGTGCCGCCATCATCGTCATAACAAATCACTGTGTAAACAGCATCCTCACCTACTTTTATCTCAAATTCACCTGTTGATGGGTCGCTGAATGTACTTCCTGCTAAAGATAAATCTGATTTATTAATTGCGACAAGTTTTCTTGAAATTGGTAAATTAGCTGAGTCTCTGACATTTCCACGGATAAACCTTTTAATAATGCTATTTTCTATTAGAGAGTTTATTAATCCTGCACCAGCTTGTGAGTAAGTTGCTAATCCATATAAAAAACCACAAAAGATTACATCTGCACCAAGAGTTTTTGAGTTTAAGACTATTGCACCTTTATTATAAATCGCAATTACAGCATCACTATTAGATGTATTTTCATAATTTCCAATAACATTACCCCCTGGGGCAAGTTCCGAAAGTCTAATTGAACCATAGTAAGATGCTGATGTAAAAGTGGGGCATAGCGCATCGAGTCCAATCATATTCTCAGAAAAAACAGGATGCATCTTTTTTGGATAAAACCCCAAAATACTTGCTCCTCTTGTCTCTTGTGAATTCGCAATACCTACTGCGACAGAAACTACTGCAGTAGTGCTTGTATTCTCCGAAGCATTATAAATAGAGCCGCAAATCACAGGTGTTCCTAAATCAACAGCTCCAGCGACTGCGTTAATATCTGCGGATCCCACCGACATTCTCGTACATAAAATAATATCGAAGTTTGCAAGTTGCGATGCAAACATCTCTTCGCTACCGTAACCAGACACAATATGCCCAAAACTTTCTAGCATTGACTTTGTGTTAGTAAAGGTAGCATGCGTTTTATCATGAGTACATAATGCAATATTTGCCATATTTAGAACTCCTTATTCAAATGTAAAGTCAACTTCACTACCGACTGGAGGGATATATTCAACATCTTCGAACTTGAAAGAAATACCTGCCTTGATAATATTTGAAACACATGATTGGGCATAAAGTGACTCATAACCACCTCGTTTTGAATAAATCTCTATTTTCGCAATAGTTAGCGGGATAAGTTCTGTATCTAATAAAAATGAGTGTTCAATAATTTCACTGCTTTCAAAGACTACAACACCTGAGTTAGGGTTTTTGACGCGAACAATATAAGATGTGTTTTCTTCTGGATTAATATGTCCATCTATAAAACCAATAGCTATTCCACCTGTTTGTTGAAGTCTATTTCGACCAACCCAAGTTAGCTCACAAACTCCATAAATTGAATCAGGAAAATACTCACCCTTAATTTTATAATTACCAGGTGGATAAGGTCGGTTTGCTAATCCCGCCATCTCCAATGTATGTGCCGTTGCTGATCCAAGCGCAAGCTGTGCCGATCCCGTCTTGGTGAGTGCCTTCACATTGAGCGATTCACCCGCAAAGTAATCCGTTTCATCCAGTGCAATGTAGTCATCACAAAATAGGATCAACGAACCTGCAGCATGATCCTGCGGAACGGTATAGTTCACCCCACGTTTGACCGTAATTTCAGTTTCACTGATGGCGGTCACTGCCATATGCTCACCATTGACCAAGATCCATTTACCCAGCTCAATTTCTTCTAAATCCTCGACTTTGCGAATTGAGAATGTAGATTCCATTTTGCCAATGGCCTGTGCCAATTCTGCACTTGGGCAATAATCCAAAGTTGCCTTTGAAGCATAGCCTGAACCGGAATCCACATAGATCTCAGCCGACATGGCATTTTGTTGACCACGTGG